GGCATGGAGCCCAGCCGAAGTATCCGGCGACAAATGATGGCGGGGAACAGACATCCCCGACCGGAGGAACTACGCGGGAGCAGTTCGCGCAGTGGGCAAGTGCCGCACTCAATCAATCTTAAAGAAGGGAGAAATACCTATGCCCAGTGGCACTCAGATCAACCGTACCGCGATTTCCCTGCCCACCGAAGTGAGCAGCGAGATCCTCCAGAAGACTCAGGAGGCCAGCGCAATCATGCAGCTGGCTCGCCGCGTGACCCTTCCCGGACGCGGCCTTACCATCCCCATGATTACCGGGGATCCCACCGCACAGTGGGTAGCCGAAACCGGCGTGAAGCCTGTTTCCAATCCTGAACTCAACACCAAGGTCATGCAGGCGTATAAGATCGCCGTCATCGAGACCTTCTCCGATGAGTTCACCCGGGACATGAAGGCACTGTATGATGCCCTCATTGCCAGGATCCCCGCCGCGCTTTCCAAGTGCTTCGACAGCACCGTCCTCGGTGCCACCGAGAAGCCCGGAGAGAACTTTGACAACTTCGCGCTCTGCACCGCGCAGAGCCTGATTGCCACCTCCGACGCGTCCACCTATGACGGTCTGGTGGCGGCAGACACCGACATTGCCACCCATGGCGGCATTCTGTCCGGCTTCGCTCTGAGCCCCCAGGCTCGCGGCATCCTGCTGTCTGCCTGCGACTCCACCGGCCGTCCTCTGTTCGTGAACAGCGTCGCCCAGGGCGCGATCCCGATGATCCTCGGCGTTCCCACCTACATGAACAAGGGCATCTACAAGGCCGGCACAGCCGGAACTTCCGGTACGCCTGCCGTAGTAGGCATTGCCGGTGACTGGTCTCAGGCCCTGTTTGGCACCGTGGAAGGCGTTAAGGTGGATATCACCAACAACGCGACCGTGACCGTAGGCTCCGGCACCTCTGCAGCCAACATCAACCTGTGGCAGCAGAACATGGTGGCTGTCCGGGCTGAAATTGAGGTCGGATTCCGGGCTGACACCTCCGTGTTCAATCTGCTGACCGGCGAAGTCCCCACCGCCTGATATGGTTAAGTTCGTGAATAAAATAACCGGCAGCATCATGTGGGTTCATGAGTCCCGTGTAGAAGAATACAAGGCGGCAGGCCATAAGCCTGCCGCCGAGCCGGTGAAAAAACAGACGAAACCTAAAAAATAAGGGGGCGGGGACCGTGGCTTATGCAACCGTCGCAGACGTGAAGTACAGAACTACAAGGACATTCACGCCGGAAGAAGAGCACGTGATTGCCACGCTGCTGGATGACGCGGCGATCCTGATCGACCGATGCAACAAATCGGCCCCTGATGAAGCGAAGATCGCGGTCTCATGCCGGATGGTGATCCGTGCAATGGGAGACGGAAGCGGGTACGGTGTACCGGTGGGAGCAACACAGGGGTCTATGACTGCCGGAAGCTACACACAGAGCTGGACCATGGGTACCGGCGTCAGCGGAGAGCTATACCTTGGCAAGGCTGACAAGGTCATGCTTGGCGCGTCAAACAAGATTGGCGCCAGCAACCCGCTTGAGGGGATGGTGGCCCAATGATCCAAGGTATCACAGTGACGCTCTGTGCACGCGTGCAGAGCGGAGAAGACGGATTTAACGCTCCGGTATATACAGAGACGGAGATCCCTGTAAACGGCGTCCTGGTGACGCCTACGGCCTCCGAGGAGATCGTCAGCGAGATCCAGCTGTATGGAAAAAGGTCCGTGTATGAGCTGTGCATCCCGAAGGGGGACACGAATGATTGGGAGAACAAAACGATCAAGTTCTTTGATCAGACCTTCCAGTCCTTCGGCCCTGTGACGGAGTACATCGAGGCCAACGTGCCGCTCCGCTGGAACAAGAAAGTGGCGGTGGAGAAAATTGGCTAAGAAAGTAAGGTTCGAGCTGAACCGCGCCGGAGTGGCCGAGTTGCTTAAAGGTTCGGAGATGCAGCAGATCCTGAGCGATTATGCCGGACAAGTGCAGAGAAGATGCACTGCCGGCGGAGCGGGATCAGATGAATACGAGGCCGTCACGGAGATCAAGGGCACCAGAGCGGTGGCCACAGTCCGGGCGGCCTCTGCACATGCCTATTACTCAAACCTCAAGCACAATACACTTCTGAAGGCGGTGAGCGGCAAATGATTGAGGAAACTTTGACCAATTATCTGGAATCCTGCCTCACAGTCCCGGTGTATATGGAGATCCCTGCAGATATGCCGGAGAAATTCATTGTGCTTGAAAAGACAGGCGGAGGCATGGAAAACCACATCTTTGAATCCACCATTGCGGCTCAGTCTTATGCAGGGAGCCTGTATGAAGCGGCAACGCTGAATGAAGAGGTCAAGGGCTATATGCTTTATGGCCAGACACCTGCGGAGATCTGCAGCGTCCGGCTCAACAGCGACTACAACTACACGGACACAAGCAACAAAAAATACCGCTACCAGGCGGTATATGACATCAAACACTATTAAGGAGGAAACCACATGGCACAGACTGCTACAAATGTAACTGCGGCAAAGCCGGCATCCGGTGGTGCGGTTTATCGTGCGCCGCTTGGAACCACTTTGCCCACTAATTCGACCGCTGCGCTGGCCAGTGCGTTTGTTGCGCTCGGCTACTGCACCCAGGATGGTTTGACAAACAACAACAACGGCACCAGCGACAGTCTCAAGGCCTGGGGCGGCGATACCGTGCTGACCTTCCAGAGCGAGAAGGAAGACACTTTCGGCTTTACTCTGCTGGAGGCGCTCAACGCCGATGTGCTGAAAACCATCTACGGCGAGGCCAACGTCTCCGGAGACCTGGCAACGGGGATTTCCGTGAGTTCCAAGGCAGACGAGCCCACCGAGTATGTATGGGTTTTCGATATGATCACCCGCGGAAACGCTACAAAGAGGATCGTGCTTCCCGATGCCAAAATTACTGAACTCGGTGAAATCACCTACTCCGACACCGACGCCGTCGGCTATCAGATTACGCTGACAGCCATGGCAAAGGACGGCGTGACGCATTACGAGTACATCAAGGCAGCCGGAACAGGAACCTGATAGGAGGATATCCGCATGAAAGTACGCACAGGATCTGGGTTTGAGTGTGAGATCCCCAGCGGGATCACACAGGATTATCGTTTTATTAAGGCTCGTCAGGCGCTGAAATCAGATGACCCGGACGTGTCGAACCAGGCAATGCTCGATATGGTATCAATCGTGTTTTGCAACGAGGAGGAGGAAAACAGATTCCTGCTCCACCTGGCGGACAAAGACGGTCGGATCCCCGTCTCCGACGTTTTCGGTGAGATCGGGGAAATTCTCGCCCAGGCGGGAGAGAAGAATAAGAAGATAAAAAACTCCTGACCCTCGCTGAAATGATTGATCTGGATGAGGACGCACTGATCTGCGACTTTGCGGAAACGTACCACATCTATGATCTGTACCAGCATCCGTGCGAATACGTTGCCGTCCTGGCGGCCGGACTGCGGAGCGACAGTCGTATCATGGTGAAATTATCAGGGCTCCGGCTATCGCCGGAGCTCTTCACCATGTGCGATATTGCAGACTCACTCCGCATCCTCCGTTGGTGGAAAACAAAAGACGGACAAAAGGGACGAAACATGCCGCGGATGCTCCTGGACGTGTTCAGCGGGGAAACCAAAAAAGAAGAGAATGAAGGCCTCCGCGGGTTCCGATCTGGAGAGGACTTCTTGCGAGAATGGAAACGGCTGACGGAGGAGGCGAATTAAATGCCGGATCTTGGAAAAGCATATGTGCAGATCATACCGTCTGCCGAAGGCATAGCAGGGTCAATTACAAAACTGATCGGTGGAGAAAGCACGGAAGCTGGCAAGACAGCCGGCTTAAATATTGCGAGTGGTCTTAAAACAGCGATTGCTGGCGGTGCAGTTGTCGCAGCAGGCAAGGCAATCTTTGACGGCCTCAAAACCGTTGTAAGCGAATATGCCAACTATGAGCAGCTCGTTGGCGGCGTGGAGACACTCTTCAAAGGCAGTGCTAATGTAGTCAAAAACTATGCGAATAACGCATTCCGGACTGCTGGGCTATCTGCCAACGAGTACATGGAGACAGTAACCAGCTTCTCGGCATCATTGCTGCAGTCTCTTGGAGGCGATACTGAAGAAGCCGCGAAAAAGGCGGACCAAGCGATCAGAGACATGTCGGACAATGCAAATAAAATGGGCTCCGACATGCAAAGCATCCAAAATGCGTATCAGTCTTTTGCAAGGGGCCAGTATCAACTCCTTGATAATTTAAAACTGGGCTATGGCGGGACCAAAGAAGAAATGCAGCGCCTGCTTGAAGACGCGGAGGCCATTTCAGGCATTCACTACGACATCAGCAGTTATGCGGATGTCGTAGACGCTATCCATGTCATTCAGACGGAGATGGGGATTACCGGCACAACGGCAAAGGAAGCATCTGAAACGATATCCGGCAGCATTAACGCCGCAAAAGCTGCCTGGAAGAATCTGCTTGCCGGAATGGGCAACAAAAATGCAGATATAGATCGGCTGGTAAGAGACTTCGTAGACTCCGTAGATACGGCAATGGACAACCTTATGCCGGTGATTGATACGGCTTTGCTTGCTTTCGGAAACATTCTTGACAAGCTGGGACCTATCATCAGCGAGCGAATGCCTGCATTCATCGAAACGATGACGCCGATCTTCGTGGATGGTGCAACAGCAATCGCCGAGGGCGTGGCTGAAAGCCTTCCGCAGATTGTTGCTGGTATTTACAGAGGATTCGATGATATCTCACCGGTTCCTTTGTCCCCGGCAATGGCGTTTGTTGACGCAATAAAAGGAGAAATGGAGCCGGCGGCGGAGGATGCTGCAAAGAGCATCAGAGAGCTCGGCAGCGATACCCAGAAAGAACTCGGCGCCGGCGCGGTAATTTCTGAGAAGTTTGCACGTCGTCAGATGGACATAGCCAACAATGCCGACAGTGCGGCTGAAGCGATCGATGAAGAAGCCGAAGCGGCGAAGGCAGCACACAAAGCGATTATTGACATTGCTTCAAGTGCCATTGACGCCAGATACTCCGGAGATGACCTGCGCGAGTCATACAAGGATCTGTCCGGACAGCTGGACAAGCTCCGTGAGTCTGGTGATGATGCAGCCATCGCACTGGCTGAACAGCAGCTGCATCTGTTAAACCTCGCAGCGACTAACCAGGAGTTGTCGGAATCCTTTGCCTTGATGGGCATCCAGGCAACTGGAGACCTGACCAAACTGTCCCAGTATCTAATTGACGCAGATGTGTCTGCAGACGAGTTCGCGTCCGGCGTGGCATCGATGCGGGACGGCGTCGTGAATGCATTTCAGACGATCCGCGACGAAGATGCGCTTACTGCTTCAGAAATGACAGCGGTGCTCCAGGACAATCTGGAAGTTACGAGAGAATGGGGAACCAATCTGGGAAACCTTTGGAGGTCAACTTCTGACAGCACTGTGCGAGCATATATTTACCAGCTCGCACAGTGGGGGCCGCAATATGCCTCCGCTGTTGCAGAGTTTGCAAATGGAGGCTACGCCGAACTGGAGGCACAGGCCTATGCTTATGCAGAAGCCGGTGAGCTTTCCGCAGACCAATACTCTTGGGGAATTTGGATGCGCCAATGGGTCGCAGAGAATGCGGCCGGAGACTTGGCAGACTCTGCGCTTTCCGGACTTGATGAGTCAGGTGACGCAAAGGGCAAGGGCCAGACGTTCGGAGACAGCTTCACAAGCGGAGTCAGCAGCGTAGACGGTACAGCATCAGGTTCTGCTTTGGCTGCCAGCTCTGTTTCAGGGTTGAAGCAGCAACAGGCTGCTATGAAGGCATCTGCGCAGCTGCTGGCCCGTGGCGCTGTTGATATGATCAAGACGGTTGCTCCGATGTTTAATGCAGCAGGCGTTAACTTTGGAGCTCAGCTCCAGAGAGGGCTGTACAGCGGCGGGTCCGCAGTGAGAAACGCCGCATACAGCGTATCGAAGGAAGCCTACAACAGTGCATATTCCTATGCGGGTAACTTCTGGTATATCGGTAAAGCAATGGACAGCGGTATGGCGAGCGGATTGTGGTCAGGGAGCTCTGCCGTGACCAGCGCTGCGTATTCTGTTGCAAAGGCAGCATATAGAGCTGCTGCAAGCTATCTTGGAATTCACTCTCCATCAAGATTGTTCCGGGATAAGATCGGCGCAATGATCCCAGAAGGCATGGCGCAGGGCATCACGCAGAACGCAACCATTGTGACCAGGGCAATGCAGGGGCTGGCGCAATCCACGGTTGGATCATACAAGGTGAACGGTGCCGGCATGAACGCACGTGGCATTGGAGCACAACTCGCCCCAGGCGTTTATGGTGGCTACAACATTACCACCAATGTAACGGTCAACGGGGCTGAAAGCCCGGAAGACTACGCAAATCGGCTGGCACGTCAGCTCCAGCTTCAGATGCGGATGGCATAGGGGGAATTTGAATGGCAACAAACACTGTCCATAAAACCGGCACAACAAAAAACCCTGCGGGCCTGGTCATCGAGCGAAATGGCATGGAGTTCACGCTCAGCTGGAAGGTGATGGACAAGGATTATTCCGACGGTCTACAAGTGCAATGGCGCACGAATTACAGCAATCCCGGCGTGTGGTTAGACATTGACGTTACGACTTCTGACACGTCTGGGACGGGATCGGTAATTCCGGGCACCAAATATCCGTTTACCAGCAAGATATTCAACGAGATCACAATGCGAGTCCGCGGGAAAAGATCTGATACGTCAGAAACTTCAACGAGCGGAGATACAACCACAAACACCATCACATCATACTCCTGGAGCGGGTGGTCGACAAAAAGCTATAAGGTGAGTGTGCCACGGCAACCAAGCGCAGCAGAAGAGCTGGTGGATACTTATCCAACCTGCAGGTTTTCTTGGCAGACCATTTCCGCATACAACGATGAATACCCAGCGACAAACGTTGAATGGCAGAGCATGCTGATCAATGAATGCACAGAGGTAAACGGCGAAAAACTGACATGGAACTCGTCAAAGCTCGGATGGATGACAGGAACCGATGATCTGAACGGTGAAAAAATCATCTCCGAGGACAGCACTACCCTCGCCAACGGAAGCTATACTCGCTGGCTCCGCGTTAGATCCAGAGGCCCTGCCGGCGCATCAGCATGGCGGTACATCAAACACGTCTATGCAGTTCCGTACACTGCTACGATCAACAGCAATGCGAAGTACACCTACGCCAGACTGAGCGGGGCGAGCACAACTGACGTCAGAGTGGAATGGACGTCCAACTCAAATGCTGCACACCCGATAGACTACACCGAGGTGCAGTACGTCATTGGAACGCCGTCGGCAGCAAGCCTGGCTCCGCCGACTAACGGCTGGGCAACCGGGGCAACGATTACTGACTCCGCTGGGACAGACATCGTACAGTTTGTGATAGACGATCAGGTTGCAACAGATGAATGTTTGTGGGTAAGAGTGGCCAATTACCACGATGTTGAGACAAACCCGGCGATAAGCAATACGCTAATCTTAATGACCGGGAAACTGGCGGCACCTGCAATCAGCGGAACTGTGGCAACTGATTCAGATCAGAGAAGCGCAACCATCACATTCTCAAACAACTCAAGCGTTCCAGATTCGAGAATTGCCGTGGTGTTTTACCGCGGAAAAAACGCTGGGTATATCTGCGGCGTGTCAAATCACGGTGATACCTCTATCACAGTAACCAACCTCCTGCCGTGGAGTTCAAGCACAGCGGTTTCGTTTGGGTTGTTTGCGTTCCGAGGGACTTATACCTATTCAAACGGATGGAAAGAAGGCTTCCAGTACACAACGTATATGATCACGGAAGCCAGACCTATGACATCAGATACGGTGACCCAAGGTGGCAACGTGCCAATTGCACCAACTGGCGTCTCTGCCACCCAGGCAGATGGTTCAGCTGAGGCACTTGTCCGTTGGAACTGGAACTGGAACGAAGCGACTCAAGCTGAGGTAAGCTGGAGCACAAACCGAAATGCCTGGCAAAGCACGACGGGTCCAAGTGTTTACGTAGTAAACGCTGTGAACGCTCCAGAAATACGAGTGACAGGGCTAACGGTTGGAGTGACATGGTATTTCCGCGTCCGCTTTTTGGGAACAACAGACGCATCCACGGTATATGGCCCGTACAGCAACATCATGTCAGTAACCGTTGGATCGGCACCGCTTAAGCCGTCGCTGGCTCTGTCCGGCACCGTGGCGCAAAAAACGACATGGGTTACTGCGTCCTGGGAATTCCTGAGCACGGATGGAACAAATCAGAGCTCGGCGGTCCTGTGGGAATGCAGTGCCAACGGGGAAAGCATCAAACAGGTCGGGATGGCAAGCTGGCAGCAGTATTGCTCTTTCCGGCCTGATAAGCAACAGTGGGGAACAGGCTCAATCCACTATCTGAAAGTCCGGGTAACTTCCGCTTCTGGATTGATTTCAGAGTGGAGTGATCCTGTGGCTATCACGATAGCTGACCCAGTTACGTGCACAATAACACAGGCTTCGCTTGGACCAGAGTTCGCAATTCCATATATCTACCCGTCCGCTGATATCTACCCGGATGATGATTTGTATCCGTCAAACGGACGAAACGGACAATACAAATTGTCCGACATGCCACTGACGGTAACTGTTACAGGTGCTGGAGCCGGCGGAATAACAACTGTTGCGGTAGAACGGCTGATGGATTACTCAATTGAACGGCCGGATGGATCGCATACAAGCGGGTATGCTGGCGAAACAATTGCTCTGTTCAGTCAGGTTGGTGAAGCCCAAATCACCATTGATAACGACGATTTGATCGGAACATTCGATGACGGTGCCTGGTATCAGCTGGTCGCTACCGTACAGGATGGCATTGGTCAGACAGCTACTGAGAGCCGGAGATTCATCGTTGACTGGGAACACCAGGCAATCATTCCGTCTGCGTCCGCTACTATGACTGGAACTGTTGCAATTATCAGCGCAGAAGAACCAGAAGAAGCAGAAGAAGGAGATTATATCGATATCTATCGGTTGTCGGCAGACAAACCGGAGCTCATCTATACAAACGCACAGTTTGGAGAGCAGTATGTTGATCCGTATCCTGCATTGGGCAAACACGGAGGCCATCGAGTGGTCTATCGGACGTCTAATGGTGATTACATCACTGGAGACAATCATGTAGCATGGACGGACCTTGGCGAAGAAAATGGAGACCTCCTTGATATCAAAGATGCCATCATTGATTTCGCCGGTGATCAGATCGTTTTGGAATACAACATTGATTTGAGCTCCAACTGGAGCAAAGATTTCCAGGAAACAAAGTATCTGGGCGGAGCAGTCCAAGGCGATTGGAATCCCGGCGTGTCCAGAACAGGCACAATAAGCGGCGTAGCATATTCCATCAATGATCTTGATAAGATATCGGCTATGCGGAGACTGGCAGCACATCCTGGCATTTGTCATGTCCGTACACCGGATGGAAGCAGCTTCTCTGCGGATGTCCAGGTCAGCGAGAGCCAAAGCTATTCCAGCGGCGGCAAGGCAGCAAACTTTACCCTTAATATTACGAGGGTGGATCCGGAAGAACTGGATGGCGTTAGCTATGCCCAGTGGATCGGAGGATGATGCTTATGGATTGGTCGAAAGGCTTTTCCGCAGAATACTACATGGCAATCGTAGATCCGTCGACATGGAGGGATGTGGAGCGGGTTGAAATAACCGGAGGCAGTGTCACCCGCGCTGCTTCCGGTCTTCTGCACTCAGCAGACATCAACTGCACGAGATTCAATCCGGGTGCCGAAAAATGGATCCGAGTCTGGCTTGTAGCAAAACAGAATGACGATATAGTACACGAGCCGCTTTTTACAGGTCTGACCAGCGCTCCGGAAAGAAATGTCGATGGCAACAGAGCCTCATTCCCGCTTGCTTGCTATAGTGTTTTGAAACCGGCGGAGGACGTCCTTCTGCCGCGCGGATTCTTTGTTGGTGCCGGCCAGAGCGGCGCAGAAGTAATTAAGGATCTTTTGGCGGTGACGCCAGCACCGGTAACTGCAGAAGACATGTCGCCGAAGCTCCGGGATATCATCATTGCAGAAAACGGAGAAAGCCATCTGAGTATGGCAACAAAAGTCCTGAATGCGATCGGATGGAACTTGAGCATTGACGGCGGAGGAACGATCCACATCGGCCCGATGGACATATCAACCAAGAAAACTTTTGGAGTCCACAACGACGTAATTGAGCCGATCGTGCAGCTTAAAGCCGACTGGTTCTCATGTCCGAACGTTTTCCGTGCAGTCTCAGGAGAACAAGTGGCAACGGCAAGAGATGACGATCCGGATAGCCCATTGTCTACCATAAGCCGTGGAAGAGAGATCTGGAAAGAAGACTTGAACGTCCATCTTGGAGACCATGAAGGGCTTGAACAGTATGCTGCGCGGCGACTCAAAGAGGAGCAGTCGGTTGTATATTCTGTCAGCTATGACAGACGATATGATCCTGTAATCAAGGTCGGAGATGTTGTGCAGCTTGACTATCCTGGCCAAGGGGTGTCTGGAGTATATGTTGTGTCATCCCAGAATATTGACCTGGGCTACGGAGCGAAAGTCAGTGAGGAGGTAGTGCGATGACGAACCTAAACACAACGGCGCAATCATTTCTTGGAGCACTGAAAGGAAAGCAGGAACCGCAGCCATATGACACACAGGCGACCGTAACCCGTGTGGACGGAGATACACTTTATGTCCACATCCCGGGAGGTGTGGATGAAACACCGGTGCAGCGGACGATAGACGCCTCCGTTGGAGACACCGTACAAATCCGTGTCAGTGGTGGCTCAGCTTGGGCAACCGGCAACGCATCGGCGCCGCCAACTGATGACAGCAGAGCAGAGCAGGTGATGGCGAGAGTCGATGGCATCACGCTCCGCGTAATCGGATCCAACGGCCAGGTGTCAGAAATCCGGCTGGATGACCAAGGGAGAATCAATCTGCTCGGCACTTTGCTGGCGCAGACTATCATGGCTGAGGATATCATGGCGACCGGCTCGTTCCAGGTTGACAACGGTGTCTGGAAGCTCATCCAGGATACAAACGGATTCCATCTGGAGACAACAGCGCGGTCTACTGAACTGGATTGGGCGCCAATGGCAGAACTTACTTTAAATGCAACCGGCGGTGGATTTGTATTTGATGGAGCCCTTGCCGGAATGCAGTACTGGAAAACAGGAAGCGGAGACGACGAGGTCAGACGCCTGTCCATCATGCTGAACAACTCTGACGGTGTTCTGATGACAGAAAACGGAGAGGGAACGTGGATCGCTGTCACCGCAGACCAGGTGTTCTTGCGGAATGTGTTTGCCGAAAACGACATTCTTCCGGAAACGAATGGGTATCCATCACTTGGAGCTCCATCGTATCGGTGGGCAAACGTACACACCAACAAGATTACTTTGGCAGGGGATGACCTTGCAACGCTGCTATCAAGCCTGGAGAGCAGAGTTGCTCACCTTGAAAACTCGCTGGTATATCCAAAATCAGCGACATGACATTATAAGGAGGAGTTGTTATGAGTTATTCACCTTATTACCCCGGCGGATGGCAGACAGGCGAAACCGGCGGCACGCCAATTACGCCTGCAGCCCTTAATCACATTGACAGTGGCATCGGAGCAAACGCCGCCGCTGCTGCTGAGCAGGCGGAGGATATTTCGGATGTCAATGCCCTGCTCGGCAACACCAACATGGGTACGACGGCAACAACCGTCACCGGAGCGATCAAAGAGCACAGCAACAAAATCGGCAACACCAGCATGGGCACGACGGCCCAGACGTTGACCGGAGCGATTGCGGAGCATGAGGGCGATATTACTGCGCTAAATGGTAAAACTGCGAGCATTGAGGCGCAATTTGGCGGTTATTTGCCCGCGAACACAAATATCGACAACTGGAACGCCACGGGGTTCTGGGTTTACGACCGCACGACATACGGTCACACCGGGACTTTCCCAATATCAGATTCCTATGGAACGCTCATCTGCGTGAGAGGCACGTCAGATAACTTTGCTATGCAGATGATTCGTTCCAATTCCACAAGCAGAACAGATGGAACGCTATATATCCGAAATCGCACAGCAGGGACGTGGGGAAGTTGGATGAAAATCGTCGCTACGGCTATATGATCATTTATGGAACATAGAAAAACACAGCGTTAAACATAAACGTTAAAACACTTCCGGTACTGTTGCCGTACGATTCAGTCGTAGTCAGCGTGGCTGTTCGAGAGCCAGCAGTCAATCTAATGTTGACCTGCTCTCTTGGGAACAGCGAGTTAATACCGACTGGAATATTCGATGATTCAGCAGGGGTTGGGACTCCAGTTGGCAATGTGAACGAGACACCAGGGTTGCCGCCGGTTCGCGAATAATCCGCAATGTTGATTCGTCCAGAAAAATATACCCACCGACTGTTTGAAGTTTTGAAATACAGCGATCCAGATACGGTTCCGGTGCAGTTTACTGGGGTGAAACTTGAAAAAGGCGTAAAGCTACCGTATTCCAACTTACCATTTAGCTAAGTAATAAAAATCGAAAGGAAGTCCTGCCAATGAACATTGTTTTAACCATTGTGCTGGCGGTGCTTGGAAGTTCCGGAGTCTCCACAGTTGTGGTGGCCCTGCTTCAGCGCCACTGGCAGAAAAAAGACCGGGAAGATACCCGGATCGATGCCCTGGTGGCAGCTCAACAGGTCATGATGATAGACCGTGTGCGGCACCTCGGCCAGCGTTATATCGAGGCAGGACGGATCAGCCTGCCGGACAAGGAGAACATTCACGCCATGTACACTGCCTACAAGTCTCTCGGCGGCAACGGTCACCTGGAAACAGTCATGTCCGAGATTGACCGGTTGGACGTAAGATGAAAGGAGAAAACGAATGGCATCATATTTTAATCTAACATTAGACACGTTAGCCCCGACCATATCGGCATTCCAAATCAACTCCGGGGCAAGCGTAACCACATCCCAGAATGTCACGCTGACCATAACCAGCGCCGATGCTGCCGCTATGAAGATTTGGGGTATCAATGGCATTGCGACTGAATCGGCGGCCAGCTGGGAGGCGTTCAGCGCCTCGAAGGCCGTCACCCTGACGGCTGGCGACGGCAGCAAGACCGTTTACATCAAGGTCCGCGACAGCGTTTACAACGAGAGCGCGGCCAGCTCCGCGACCATTACCCTGTCCACCGCTATTCCGACTATCGAAATCACCGGTCCCGATGTGGCTGTGATCTCCGAGCAGGATGGAAAGGACATGGCGACCTTCAGCTTCCAGAGCTCCATGGCGCTGAAAGCCTGGAAGGTCAAGCTGGTTCCGAGCAATTCGTCCGCGCAGGATGCCGGCGTCCAGATCCCGACCACGGGCGGTTCGATAAACATGAGCGGCACCACCCTGGCGGCCAACACTGCCAAGGAGTGCAAGATCAACGGCTCCGACCTTTCCAGTGCGGCAGGCGGCGTAGACGGCACCTATATCATCAAGGCATTCGGTCAAGCCAGCGCAAACGATCTGTGGTCGGCGTAAGGGAGGTGTAAGGCGTGGCAACAATTACAAAAACCGTCACGCTCATCCCTTCTGGCTATACCGGGCTGACCGGGATGACCATAAACTCTAGCTATCCCATTGACCGTGGATATACAGATGCTGACTCAACAACGTACTGTCGGTTTGATGTCAACACAAGTACAACTGGCTATGTCTATTTCATATTTGATACCAGTGACATTCCAGCCGGGGCGACCATCACGAGCGTTACAGCGAGAGGCAAGGCGCGGGTCAACAACACCACTCGTGTTACCAACACCGTCATGCAACTCTACGCTAACACCACGGCGAAGGGGAGCAACAGGACGTTTGCCGCCACCACGGCCTCAACGCAGAGTATCACCGCCGGAACGTGGACAAGGACAGAGCTTAACAACTTGCGGCTGAAAATTGGCGGCACGGCATCCTCGTCCACATCCTCCAGACGTATTGATTTCTATGGGGCCGATGTGACTGTTACCTATACGGTCACAGCCTACGACATCACGATCAGCAACAGCACCAGCGCAACGGTCGAGGCCAGTGAATCCACGGTCGGCTCCGGTGACAGTGTCATGATCACAACGGACACCTTGACCGGTATCACGATCACTGACAACGGTGCGGATATCACAAGCGCTTTTGTGCAGGAGAGCGGCGGCACCGTCTCGAAGACGGCGTCCGGGACGCTGGATAAGACATTTACAGACAGCGGCGGTGCTTTCTACATCTCCTCGTCAAACAGCACCACTCAGTATCTGGAATACGCTATCGGCCACACCGCAGAGAGCCCGGGCAACACCGGAACGCAGAATACCTATGTTAAAGGCTCCGCATCGGGCAACTCTACCACCGGCGATGCGATCTACAGCTTTGACTTCAGTGAGATCCCGCTGAACGCAACTATCACAAACGTGACGGTCAAGTGTTACGGTGCTGTGGAAGATTCCTCTCAAAGTACCAGCCACGCAGATATCACGCTTTACAGCGGAAGCACGCAGAAATCCACCACCCAAAAGTTCACGTCTACAAGTAACAGCATCATCACGATCTCCAGTCCAGGATCGTGGACAGCTGCAGAGCTGCATGAGGCAAAGCTGCATTTCAAATTAGGCTACTATGGCGGCCGGCTGTTCGGTATTACCTGGACGGTGACCTATACTGCCAACGGGTATGAGTACATCATCACCAATGTTACGGCCAACCATGCCATCGTGGTCGCTCCGAGTGGTGGGGGAGGGAACCCGCCGGTCATCACAGTGGGAACTCCCACAAGGACTATCATCTCAGATGAGACCGGGTATGATGAATGCGTGTGCACGTTCACTTCGGACCTTACCCTGCAGCAGTGGGAAGCCCGTGCGACCAAAGCCGGGACCACTCCGGCCCGCGGTGTTGGTCTCCTGGTTGAGAGTGGTACGACACTATCCGCCGGGGCGACTGGCACGGTAATCGTGGACAATGAAGAGTTGACGCAGGGAGACGGCGAGTACACCATCACAGTTTACGGTCAGTCCACTGGCGGCATCTGGTCACAGTAGGGAGGGATAGCATGGCATCATGGTTTTTCTTGACCTTGTGGCGTGGCACGCCTCCCGAAATGACCGATTACTCGGATACAACCATCGACACCGGTGAGGAGAAAAGCATAGTCGAGATAACACAGCGAGACGAGCAGGCTGTGTCGGTCTACAAAAAAGACTGTACAACAGCAGATTTTTGCGATACGGATCATGCAACAGTGACAGTTTATGAAAGGGACGAGGTGATATGGATTGTTGGAAAAGAACATTAAACTGGTCGAAGGAACTACGAGGTTTGAAGAGATAACCTGTAAGGATCAGGAAGGTTCCGCATTTGATTTTAACGGCTATGAGGTCCGGACATGGATGTCGTTTGCCGGAGGGATGTATGTCCCCACCGTGATTGCGGGAAACCTGGTGAGCTTCGAGATCCCTGCCTCCGCGAGTGTGGGCGTGAAAAGGGCTCGTATTGAAACCAGAATCTTTAAAAACGGGAAAGTGTTTGAGATCATTCGATTTAACGTCAGTATCATCCCGTCCGAGCAGCCGGATCTGGTTCCCGTCGAAATGTGAAAGGAGATATCAATGAAAATAAACTGGAAGGTACGAATCAAGAACAAAGTATTCTGGGCGACTATCATCCCGGCGCTGTTTGTGCTGGCGAAAGCGCTGCTGGCGCTGTTCGGAATCGAGCCGGATTTGACTGCTCTCCAGGGAAGGATCATGAACCTGCTGGACGCCGTGTTCCTGGTCCTCGGCGTGCTGGGTATTGTAGTGGATCCGACCACCGCGGGTCCCGGTGATAGTGCAAGAGCAATGACATACGACAAGCCGTTTTCAAGTGAGGTGACTGACTGATGGCAACTATTAAAGGAATCGACATCTCTGAATTTCAGACCGTAACAGACTGGAACAAGGTAAAAGCTGCTGGAATCAAGTTTGTGATCATTCGGACCGGGTATGGTGTCAGCTACACTGATTCTCAGTTCCTGCCCAACATCAAAGGCGCTATCGCTGCGGGAATCCCAATCGGCGTCTATCATTTTTCCTACGCGCTGAACGCGGCAGGGGCCAAGGCGGAGGCGGAGCGGGTGATCAGCCTGCTGGCGCCCTACAAGAAATACATCACGCTGCCGGTGTTCTTCGACTTCGAGGGCGACACCGTCAGTTATGCCAAAAAGCAGGGCGTGACGCTTGGCCGCCAGGCGTTCAATGACCATACCGTCGCATTCTGCGAGGCGATCAAGGCGGCAGGGTACAGACCTGGCACATACTTCAACCTGTCCTACGTTGACAACTGGGTGGACAAGTCCCGTCTGAAAAACTATGTCCGGTGGTTTGCACAGTACAATTCGTATCCTCAGAGTGACTGGTATGACATTTGGCAATACAGCAGTTCCGGATCTGTCAATGGGATCTCCGGACGGGTGGACATGAACCAGGCGGATGAGAGCTTTCTGAAGGGCTCGACACCCACATACAAGGAGGGCTGGGTGAAATCCAGCAACGGCAAATGGTGGTACAGATATTCTGACGGCACATGGCCGGCGGGCAAGTGGGCCAGCATTGGCAACGAGCTATACTATTTCGATCAGGAGGGATACTGCGTGACGGATCAGTGGGTCAAAGGCACAGGAGACTACAGCGCCTGGACGTACTATGTAGGCAGCGATGGCAAGGTGGCAAAAAACCGCACGCTGAAGCTTGATGGTGAAGGAAAGCTGATACCAGCCGGCGGGTACTACTATTACATCAAGGAGGTTCCTGCATCCTACAGGGAGACCCTGGACAAGCTGGTGGCCAAAGAGGTCCTGAAAGGCAAGGGCGGCACCGGGGAGGATCTGATCCTGGACATGAGCGAAGATGCCGTGCGAACGCTGGTCCTGCTGAACCGCGCAGGAGCGTTTGGATAACTGATTTTGGGCGCCTGGCTTCGGTCGGGCGCCTTTTTTCTTTGCTAAATGGTAAGTTGGAATAC